GATTTTTGGTCGGCACGAGAGGATTTGAACCTCCGACCCCCGACACCCCATGACGCCGCTTTTAAAAGGCTGAGAGCCTTGCTATTGCTGGTGGTGGGCACTGTTTGACTGTATAAACAAACAGTGCTTTTTTAGCAAAATCTGCTCTATATACATCAATGACTTAAGTGGTGGTTTCTCCCCATGAGATATGTATCTAACCGGCCTTGATTTCACCATGGGGAACGACGACCCAATCGATATGGTTTTGCGTGTAGATCTTGGTCGACTTAGCATCGCTGTGCGCCATTCGTCCTTGTGGATCGATGCCTTGCTGATCGAAAAGGTGTGCGGCCAGCGCTCGAATTTCGTGAAAGGTTGGTCTTTCGTCCATCGCCATTTGGTCGCATAAACCCAGTTTGTCGCGCACCGAGGAAAAGGACCGGCTCAGGTAATCCGGTGCGATCTGCGTGGGGTGCGAAACCTCTTTACTACGTTTAACCTGCCGTTCCGGAATCCTGTGAACGATGAACGGGCTGGCCACATTATCGCGGCTATCGTCAATAATCCGTTTCAACTCCTCGCCTATAGGGATCGCCACATGCGACGCTTCTTTCTTCTGCACCTTTTGCCGGTGAATGTACAACGTGCCATAAATCCCGCTTTCCGGCTGTGCTAACCAAACGCACCCGCAGATGCCATCTTTTGGTTCTCTGATGGCGTAACGGATCCGTGAAACTTCTAGGCGTGCGTGTGTTGTTTGTAATGCCAAATCCATCGCGGTCCGTAACCATGGTTCGGCTGCGCGCCTGATAGCTTTAAAGTTATCAAGTGAGAGGCGCTGGCGTTTCTTCTCTTCTGTCCTACGCATTTTTTTACGGGTTGCTGGGTTATCGAACATTAGCGATTCATCGACCGCATACGAGAATAGTTTTTTAAGAAAGCTGACTTTCCTGTTTTGTACGTTTGCTGATGCTTCGGCATGGTAGTGGTTTATATAGGCGTTCACATGCTCCAGCTCAATATCGCAAGCTGGTATGCTGATGAAGAATTCTTTCACCCTCAGAGCATCGTTGTTCCAATCGTCGAGTGTATTCTGTGAAGGGCGCTCATTCTCAATCGCCCGCTCCATAATATGATCTACGTGTTCAGCAAATGGTTTTGCCTCCCCCGTTACACCGCCAGATTCACGGACAAGTATTTCTACTGATGGTACATTTGCAGGCCTCATTCTGAGGTTGTATTCACGGGCTATAGCGATCGCTACAGCCCTGTCTTTACCGATATTCTTTTTTTTCCCAGTTATAAGCGTAAATTTATAAACGCCGCGATCTTTATCGAATATTAGATATTCGGGTAGATGGCGGTATTCTCTTTTTCTTGGCCTGGCTGCCATGGTTAACCCTCACTGATAAGCTGGCGAACCGTATGATTAACCATTGAGTCGACCCCCCATTTTTCAGACTCGCAGACCCAAACAGATCCGTCTACGATTTTGCCTGTGAGAAGTCCGTTTTCAACCCAACGTTTAATGGTTCGATTATCCGGGATCGAGTCTTTGGTAAATTCGCGTTTACCCCACTGACTCGCCTTCATTAGTTTTGCCATGACAGATTCTCCATACAGCCCGGCTGCACCCGGGCTTTCATATTTATAAATTATTGCTGGTGGGGCAGTAGACGTTGCCAAATTGCTGAAACGTATTTGGCCTGGTGGCGGGCATCGGCCAGTGCGTTATGTGCAACCCCATCGAATGGCATATCTCGCTTAGGATCGAAACCCACAACTCTGCCTAATGTGACGATGGTTCTGACGTCGCGATCGTTCCAAAATTGCCACGGGCAAACCTGGCCGGCGCGCTCATATGCGCCGCGCAATATAACGTTGTCGAAAGTAGCTCCATTGCCCCAAACTTTTAAATATTTCGGGTTATCAGAATGTCGGTTAATGAAATGGCTCAGTTCAGATAGGGCAGACGATATCGGCATCGCATCATCAACACAGATTGCTGATCGTGCTTCTGAGCTTTGTCTTAACCACCACAGAATAGTGTCACCGTCCGGCACCGCTCCCTGCTCCATAGCGCTTTCAAGATTAACGGCGGTGTAAAACTCCTGACCCAGTTCACCGCTTTGCGGATCGAAGAATACGGCACCAATGGAGACGATAGGGGCATTCGGTTTTTTGCCCATGGACTCAAGGTCGATCATTAAGTTGTTCACGTTAAATATTCTCCTGTTTGGCTATTCAGTAATCTTGCCGCGACGCATCGCACGTAGGTTTTTCAGGTTTGTTTCCTGCTCTATTTCGGCACATATTTTGCGATACTCATCATGCTCCACTCGTTCAAAATCTTCGTTAAAGCGTTTGATGCTAATCGTTCTCAGCCCGCCATCATTGCGTTTAATTCGGACCGAGTGATCACTACAGCTATGGATAATTACGGGCCAGTTGCTACTGTCCGTGTAGATTTGACCGCGCCGAATCAGGCTAAACATTCTTATTTTTTCTCCTGCTCTGACTGTTCTTTGATATGCAATCGAGGTTCCCCGTCTTTCGGCTCAGGCCATTGGCGAACCTTATTTATAGCCAGCTTTTTTATCATTGCCTGGGTAATCTGCTCATCACTGATACCGGCACGACGTTGCGCATCCCATAACAGGAATTGCATGTCAGCCCATTCGCTAAGGTCGCCTGGTTCAGCAGCAGCCTCGAGCGCTTCTTTGGAAAGGTGCTTCAGCGGACCAACTGGACCGACATCGCCGAAAGTAGCCTGTGACCACGCTGCATGCTCACGGCGTACCAGCTCGCGGGCAATAGCCCCATCAATCACCTTCAATACATCAGCGAGAATGTAGGCTCTGTTCCCGCCGTTTGAGTATTGGGTATCATGCAGCAGGTGTTCGCGTATCTGGTGCAGGCGATCGAGGGATAAAGGACCGTTCGCCGGGTGGTTGTTAGTTGTCATGGGTTAGTCCTCACGGTTCTAAACAATACTGATTGCTGAAAGCCGGTAAGAAACCATAGCCCATCGACTCGCTGGCTCATCTCGTACCAGTCTTCCGGGTTAAGGTCGGACACGAGGTTGTCACCACAAATACAAATATCAGGTCCGCGTTTCTCGGAATCATAAATATCACCTGGTGAAAACCACTCAGGATTAGTGGAATGAACGCACTCCATTTTGGTTACGTCAGCCATCTCACTCCCCCTTCACGCCAATGCCAGTGGCGGCAGCGCGTTCAGCTTCACTTTGCTCCCAAAACCACTTGTGAAGCGCCATAAGCTCTCCGTCAATCGGTGCATATTTGCGGTCAAAGTAGGCCTGAGCATCTTTCTCAGATTCGTCAGGCAATTCACCAGGCCCAAACAGCGTGTTATAAATCCATGCTAGTCCATTCTTAGCGTCGCCAGTTGCCTGCCATTCGATAATTGCAGCCTGCATGACCAGGATGTTTTTCCCGATTAACAGGTCCAGTTCTTTGTACCGGTTGCGGATGTATGCATTCTCGCTTTGTAATTCAGCGTTGCGCTTCTCTGCGGCTTCCAGCTCATCCAGCAGCGCCAGCACAGCTTCCGGGCTTGCTTCATCCTGCCAAGCGTCAGATGTGTCACTGACAGAGCGGAGCATGATTTCTTCCTGCGCCGCTTCACGCAGCGCCTGTTTGTTGAGTGCTGTCATTGGGCTGCTCCTTGTCTGGCTCTGCTCAAGAGCTGGTTAAACATCATGGTTAGGCTGTTACTGCAACCAAACGGCATATCGTTAATGCGGTATGTTGGAATACCCTTGCGAACACCAGACTTCACGATCCGACCGGTGCCATAGAGCTGAGATAATGCTCCGGCGACCGCTGGGGTCTTTTTGTTCATACCTTTGGCGATTTCACCGCTGGTGGTATTCGGATGAGCCTGGAGATATTCAAATACGGTCATGGTGTTTTACCTTTACGTTCCTGTTCCAGTTGCACCAGAGATTCTTTTAATGCTGCGAACGTAGCGTCCAGTCTGGTGGCGACTTCGCGCATAAGCGGCGCATGTTTTGGTGGCAATTCAGCAACGGAGGCAAACGCCTCCGCTACGAGTTCTTTTACCTTCATGCGGCGCATTGGCGCTGCTCCATCAACTCGTTAAAGCGATTGATGAACATGCCATAGGCTTGACCAGGACGGAGAGGGATAACCTGAACGAGATCAGAGCAGGGAATACCTTCGAGAATTTCCCACTTCGAACCGTCATCGATTTCCAGATCACGGCGCTCGGTAGCTAACATGGTTAGATCGGCATATTTCACGACAGCAGCTTGTTCAAGTGAGATACCGAATTTAAAGCGGATAAGACCATCAACATAAGTTTCCATGCGTTGGTAGTCAGGTAACAGGGCTTTGAGCGGAGCAGGAATATCCTGGCAATATGCCTCTGCAGCGTCGTGCATCAGCGCTTCAAAGGCGAACTCTGGCGGTACAATCTGGCTTACAAGCACAGAGTGCTGGGCCACGCTGTAGAACTCTGGCAGATGCCCAGCGAATCGACAGATGTTGGAAAGAGCAGTCGCGATATCCTCAACATCGATATCGTCGATTGTGGCGGTCAGGTAGTTAAATTTTTTACCGGATAATGTCTGAATGTAGCTCATGGTTTTCTCCATATTGGCGCGCTGCACCGCGCAGATTTTGGTTGCACGAATCCCTCGCCGGGTGGCGATAATTAATGGAATTACGCTTCAATAAATCCCCGCGGCGCCGGGGATTTAATGCAGAGCAATTAGGCTTTAAAGTTACCGATGAAAGTTTCCACTGATTCACCTTCGAACTTGCTGATCAGCAAATCGCGGAATTCGTTGGCGATCTCTTCTTCCTGGGCTTCAAGTTGGACGATGCGCAGAACAAAGCAGGGTTCATCGCTGGTCAGCAGGCTGTTACGCAAGTTAAAGCGGCGTTCGCCCAGACCTTCATACGGCACACATTTGAACTCGAACGCCACAGGCATTACGTCTTTGCTGCTTGCTTCAACGCTTTGCATCAGCGATTTTTTACCAGCGAAATCACCAGTTTCATGGTCCTGCTGTGTTGCTTGCTGAATAGTGATACGACGCACAGCCTGAGCCGCCTGGGAAATCTGCATCGCATTGCCATCAGCATCAAACGCCAGCAGGTAATCGCTCCAGTCTTCCAGCCATTCAGCGATTTGCTTTTGCTTCAGACGTTGGCCATCGATTTGCAGTAACGCGCGGAACGGGGCGGTTTTCTTCAGGGTGATTGAAGCAACGTTATCGGCGTGACCGGGATTATCTAGGGTGCCGATGTTGAACACTGAACGGGCGGTCATGTTGTCAGCGTCAATGAAGCAACGAGCTGGCTCACTGTCGCTGGCGTAACCTTTAGAATAACGTGCGAAGTCGTCAATACTGGTTGTGGTCATTGCGCCACGAAAGCGGAAACGCTCCAGAGAAAAGCGCTCAAGGCTTTCAACGTCAGTACCCTCTGGCAGTAATGCGGTCGGGCAAGCCAGGCCATAAATATCATTCAGGTGATAACCGGAAAGAACCAGGTCTTTGACCTGCTTGAAGGTACCGCTGTCTAACTGAGACATAAAAATTCCTTATTAACTGATGATCAAAGTGGTATCAGTGAGTTTGTTGTTGCGGATCACTGAGCCGCTTTAAGCTTTCCATCCACCGAGCCAGTGATCCCGAACAGCTGACCCTGATCTTCCTGCAGGATGGTGAGCTTCCCGCCTTTGTTGACCCACATCGGTGTTTCGGTTGTGTCCTCTTCAGAGGCTTTACCACGCGGTGTTGGGGTGCTGTAGTTCAGCTTGTGCTTGATCTTGACGCGCTTCTCTTCAACGGAATTACCCATGCGCTCAAAATCAAATGTGAGGACTACTTTGCCTTTGTTGCCGTTGTTCAGAACGCCAAGCGCGGTGGTGTTAAGTGCTGCCGCGATTTTGTTCATGAACACGCCGGCATCCAGTTCGCCAAGAAAATCTGGCACTACGGTCATGCGGTCATTACTCATGGTTTTACCCTCGTTAAGGCGGCTGCAACCGCCGAACTTTCTCCATACACAACAGAGAAGGGCACCTGCATTGGTCGGCGGCTTGAGAGACCGCTTTCTTTTTGCCCGGGTGGATTGGGTTATGAGCCCGTCGCCCGGTGATGCCCTTTTCTGTTGCGCCCTGAAAAAGGCTGGCGGTGACCGGACAAACGGGAAAACACCGGGCCGCCAGAACAGGGAGTTACTTGTTATTGCTTTGGCCTGCTTTTAACCACATCAGGCGCGGTGGTATCTTGGTGTTCTCACACAACCAAGAGGGATGTTTATGGGCGCTTTTGATAACCAGGAAATTACGTTACCCGCATGCCCTAAGTGCGGCGCTAAGACGAAGAAGAAAATCGCTTGGCTCAAGTCGAACAAAAGTTTCACTTGTCGATGTGGAGCCACTATCAATGTCAACAGCAGCCAGCTTACTTCCGAAATCAGGAAGGTTGAGGACAAGCTGAAGAAGCTCTTTAAATAGTTTTTTATCGACTGATATTATTTCGTTATCAGGGGTTGGTTTTTCAGCCTCTGATTTTTTAGTCAGGATCATTTTTTCTACACATGTGACTACGCATTCCGAACAGATAGCAGGTTCGTCCTTACCACCTTTTGCGACGATCTTCATCGCTACCAGTTCGGTTGCTCCACAAAATGAGCATGTGAATAAATGATTCATGTAAACCTCTGCCCCTAACCTTAGTTTTCTGTCAGCGAATCATCCGGTTATTCATATGCCACCGGCGGCTACTTCGTGGGCGTCCTGCCTGTTCGCTGTTTCGTATGGGTACATTATGTACCTTGAGGGTACATTGTCAAGGATAAAAAAACCTGCCGAAGCAGGTTTGTGATGATGGGTTAAGGCTTATGCCTGTGCCGTCGTGGTTTTCCTGAGAAAACAACGGTGCCAATAATCGAGCAATTACCATTGATCCTAATATATGGCTCTGGCCAGTTGGCGTTTAAAGCTTTAAGAAACTTTTCGCCACTATCTTCTATTAATCGTTTAAACGTCGTTTCGCCAGAATCATGCATTAAAGCAATAACATCATCGCCATGAGAAGCTGCAACCTCTGGATCTACAAAAATCATATCGCCAGGACGATACTCATCGATCATTGAATCACCAATGACGCGTAAGATATAAGTCATTGGCCCGCACGGAACGGGACAAGGATATGTTTCTACACTACTCAAATCTACCTCTGCATAACCAGCATCCGTCCATGCTCCGGCTTGCACCCAGGATATAACCGGGACCATCGTAATTGATCTATTAACGTCTGAAACGTCGGGTGATTTAGCAATGTTGGTAGTTTGATGTTCGGTATCTAGCCAACCTTGAGGCAAGTCAAAACATTTTTCGATATGCCTTGCCATAGCGTCACCAATACCTTTGGTGGCACCTTCACCCATAAACCGGCTGGTTTGTGTAGGTTCACGATCGATCATGTTAGCGAAGTAGCTATTACCCCCAACACCATCTCTCAATTTTCGGGCGTTTAATCGCCTGATTTCCTGGATAGTTTTCATCAGTAAATTAAACAATGTGTACCTCTATGGTACAAGTACCTTGTAGGTTCATTTCTTTCGTGTAATATGTACACAGGAGGTACATATTATGAAAGAGTATTGGGACTCTTTAACTAAAGAGCAGCAAGGCGAATTAGCTGGAAGCGTAGGTTCCACGCCTGGCTACCTGCGTTTAGTTTTCAATGGCTACAAAAAGGCAGGTTTTTCCTTGGCTAAAAAACTGGAGGAAACAACTGCTGGGATTATCAGCAAATCTGATCTTCGTCCTGACATTTACCCTAAACAGTAGCAGACGAGTTGATTTTTATAACCACAGAATTAAGGGGTTAACCGTGGGTAACGAACCTATTTGGAAAGTTGAACGTCAGCCAATCTGGCTGGTGGTAGCGATTAAAAAGACGATTACCGATCTGCCTGGTGGCTACGCCGAAGCGGCGGAATGGTTGGGGGTAACAGAGAACGCACTGTTTAACCGCCTCCGCGTAGATGGTGATCAGATCTTCCCTATGGGGTGGGCGATGGTTTTACAGAAAGCAGCCGGTGTTAGCTACATAGCTGACGCGTTTTCTCGTCAAACAGATAACGGGATCCATATCCCGGGCGCGGCACCAGAAACAGAGAACGAAGAGATTGGCTTAAAGCTGGCTGAGCTGGTGGGAAGGCTTGGTGACCTGGTTAACGCATATCGTCGATACATCGATGATGGTGTGGTTGATAAAGGGGAGTGGGACAGTCTGAACGAAATCGCCTACCAGTTCCGGGTAACGCTTATGACGTTTCTGAACCTGATTTCACGAGTCTATTGCCTTCCAGAAAAGAGTGACGCCCGCGAGTGTGCAGCTCCGGGCGCCTTGGCGAACAACTCTTCGAGTATGGAGAAATAATCCGCATGAGCAATTTAATCGTAAATCCTCACTTACCGCAACTACGAATGATCCCGGTGCCGGGTCTTCCGCTGTTTCGGTATGAATGCAAAGTATCAAATCGCTGGGTGTCATGTAACCACAGCCAGGCTGCCGTAATTGTGGGGGTCTACTATCGGAGGGCAAAACGCCTGTGCGCGAACTTAACCGAAGGTTCAAAGATCACCGCGGAGTGCCAGTCCGTGTTATCCGCTGGGAGCCAGAAACGCAGCGCGTTATCTACCTGCGAGATGGCTATCCACACGAATGTTTCAGGCCGCTTGAGCAGTTCAGGCAAAAGTTCAGGGAGATAGAGGATGAGAGCTAACCCAATGAAAAAAAACTTAACTAAGAATTTATCCTGCCAGGGCATTAATCCTCAATTTGATAGCCTTTTCTTCAACTTTGAACCTCTTTTTCAGGTCTTCGAGTTCTTTGGCGAGAGCAATGTATTGATCCGCAACTCCATATTGAGCAATCAGTCCGGTTGCCAGTTTAGCATCGGCGTTTTCTGGATCATCAACATCGATGATTTTTCCATATTTTCCGGTAATAACGGCAATACGGTGCTTGCACATCGTGCCCATTTCACCAGCAATGCAAGTGCATTCTATTTCGAGGTTACCGCTCTGATCGCTGATGGTTACATCGTAAAAACCATCACCGCTGCTGCTGTTAGCCAAAAGTTGGTAGATCACGTTGTATCTCCTTATTTTTTTGTAGCGGTTAACGCTCATCCCAACCTCATTATTGATCATGCTTTATTCCAGGTATACACTGTCTCGGCAGCGGCAAAATCCGTTGCCGGGATTGGCGTCCTGGAATTGATTAAAGAGCACAACCGCGCTCTGGCGGTTTTTTTGTGCGAAATGCATTGCTACACCCTGATTATGGTGGGGCGTGCAGGGGCATCGAAAGATGCGCCGGCTTCTTTAGTCACCGGTTACGCCAACCCTGCACGTCTCACCACCAATGAGATTGGCGTCTCTTGTGGTGAGTTGTTAAAACTGACTAAAGAGGCAGCCATCATGGCTACGATCCCAACCCTCGTTCAACCTGAAATTTCCGTAATTAACGGTCAGGCCGTTACCTCCTCTCTGGCTATTGCCGACTTCTTCACTAAGCGTCACGATGACGTACTGAAAAAAATCCGCGCTCTGGAGTGTTCGCTAGAATTCACTGCCCGCAATTTTGCGGTGAGTGAATACACCGACGCTACAGGCCGCAAACTTCCCTGCTATCAAATCACCCGCGATGGCTTCGCGTTCCTCGCTATGGGCTTCACTGGTAAGCGAGCAGCACAGTTCAAAGAGGCATACATCACAGCCTTCAACAGGATGGAAAATGCGCTTCACGGGGCAAGTGATAATTTCTGCGCAGCGCACAATGCCCACGTTGTTTACCTCTACATGTCTGAAATTCACCGCGTCTGGTTAGAACAACTTTATCCGATGTTGGTTTCTGTTCAGTCTCCGCTAGCTTCATCACTCTACGACTACATCAACGATGGTGTATTCGTGGCTGGGTTGGTGGACTCGGAACTGAACAAAAAGCACAAGGAGGTGCGAAAGTGAGCACTAAATTAACCGGCTACGTATGGGATGGTTGCGCGGCGTCGGGCATGAAGTTGTCTAGTGTCGCGATCATGGCTCGCCTCGCTGATTTCAGCAGCGATGAGGGCGTGTGCTGGCCGTCCATTGAAACTATTGCTCGCCAGCTTGGCGCAGGGCCGAGCACGATCAGAACGGCAATCGCAAAGCTTGAAAAAGATGGCTGGCTCACACGTACACAGCGCCGTAATGGTAACCGTAATGCTTCGAACGTGTATCGGCTGAATGTGGCGAAACTTCAGACTGCCGCATTTTCTCAACTGTCAGATTCTGACACGTCAAAATCTGACGCATCAAAATTTGACGCCTCAAAAACTGACCCGTCGAAATCTGGCAAAAACGATGGTTTTGACCCGTCAGAATCTGGCGGGGATCCGTCAGTAAAATCAAAACAAGATCCACAAGTAACTTCAAAACCCTCTTGTCCGGTTGCGGCGCAACCAGACCCTGAAGTCGTGATTACTGATCAGGCAATTTTGGTTCTGACCCATTTGAACCAGATCAGCGGATCCCGGTATCAGAAATCAAAAACATCCCTGGAGAACATCCGTGCCCGACTGCGTGATGGATACAGCGTTGCAGACCTGCAACTGGTTATCGACCTGAAGCATGAGCACTGGCACGAGAACGACGAGCAGTACCAGTACATGCGCCCGGAAACGCTGTTCGGCCCGAAGAAATTCGAGAGCTATCTGCAAAGCGCTACCCGTTGGGATCAGAAGGGACGGCCTAAACGCGCTGACTGGGGTGCGAAAAAGCGCGATGTGATGGCTTTTGGTCCGGTTGATACAACGATTCCTGCGGGGTTCAGAGGATGACGTTAAACAAATATTGCCAGGCGCTGGCGGCATTACGTAGCCAACCAGCCCACGAATTGAGAGAAGTTGGCGATCAGTGGCGGACACCGGATCTGCTTTTCTGGGGCATCAACGCGCTATTTGGGCCATTAGTTCTGGACTTGTTTGCTGACGACGACAACGCGAAGTGCCCGGCATGGTACACCGCCGAAGATAATGCGCTGACGCAGGTCTGGTCTGAACGTCTTACAGAACTGGGTGGCGCTGGTTATGGCAACCCACCGTATAGCCGTTCGCAGTATCACGAGAAACAGGCGATCACCGGCATGACGCACATCATGAACTACGCAGCAGCCCAGCGCGAAAAGGGCGGTCGCTATGTATTCCTGATAAAAGCTGCGCCGAGCGAAACGTGGTGGCCGGAAGATGCCGATCACATTGTATTCATCCGCGGGCGCATTGGGTTCGATCTGCCAGTGTGGTTTGTACCTGCTGACGAAAAACAAAAACCCACCAGCGCGTTTTTTGCCGGTGCCATAGCTGTATTCGATAAGTCATGGCGTGGCGAGCGTTTCAGCTATATCAACCGTACAGAACTGGAGGCAAAAGGGCGTGCGTTTATGGCTTTGGCACAATTTGCCACCAGCAAACCTCAACCAGCAACGGCCACACCAACAGTAGCTGGTAAGCCAGAAACAGAGTTGCCACTCACCCAGAAAGATATTTTTGATATCAGCGGTGTCGAAGCGTGGGCATGTGTTAGAGCTGCGTTCGGCGATAAAGAAGAATACACATTCAGTGAATCGAAGTTTGGGCATACCTGGGCGGCGGATTCTGTCGAAGCACCGGAATTCACTCAGGTATCACCATTAACGATCGACAAAGCGAAGCTGCTTATTCGTGAGAGTATTTTGTTCGGTGTGGATGAGTGGCTGTTGTCGATTCAATTCGATGACGCTGCTGCGCGCCTGGATATGTCGGAACGTATTCGCACTGTTGCCCTTGAAGCATCCGGTGAATATGGCATGAACAGTGCTGATTTCATTGCAGCTATGGGAAGCCTGGATGTTTCCAGTTGGTCCAATATTCGCCACATCCGCATGCACATCCGTGAGAAAGCTAAACCAGTGGCGGATCCGCTTCCCGAGTCCCGTATCTGGCCGTTGGAGGTTGGAATTGTATTCGACCAGGTTGATGGCGCTGACATGCTGAATGAATCACAGCAGAACAAACTGAAAGCCAACATCAATCAACTCTGGCTGGAACGAACGGCCACCAGCGAAATTATCACAATTGCGCGTGGTCTTGTTGGCAGCATGCAGGGGGTAACCCATGCGTGAGATTATCGTTGATAACTTTGCTGGTGGCGGTGGTGCATCAACGGGTATTGAACTGGCGATCGGACGCAGCGTGGATATTGCGATCAACCACGACGAAAACGCCATTGCGATGCACAAGACGAACCACCCTGACACACTGCATTACTGTGAATCCGTATTTGACGTGGATCCGGTAGCCGCCACCGGCGGCAATCCTGTTGGCCTGGCATGGTTTAGCCCGGACTGCCGACACTTCTCAAAGGCCAAAGGCGCAAAGCCAGTGAAAAAAGAGATACGCGGTCTGGCCTGGATTGTACTGCGTTGGGCACTGGCGAAGCGACCGCGCGTGATGATGCTGGAGAATGTGGAAGAGTTTAAAACGTGGGGACCGCTGCTGGCCGATGAAATGCGTCCAGACCCTGCCCGCACTGGCGAAACATTCAATGCTTTTGTCGGCATGCTTTCCACTGGCATTCCTGCCGATCACCCGGCACTGGCAGAGGTCTGCGAATTTCTTGCTATTGATCCTGGCAGCACGCAGGCCAAACAGCTGGTGGAAGGGCTTGGATATGATGTTGATTATCGCGAACTGCGCGCGTGTGATTACGGCGCGCCGACGATCCGCAAACGCTTCTTTATGGTTATGCGCTGCGATGGTTGCCCAATTCAGTGGCCTGCTGTTACCCATGGGGATCCTAAGTCTCTGGAGGTGCAGAGCGGCAGGCTGATGCCATGGCGTACCGCGGCGGAATGTATCGACTGGAATGTTCCGGCCCTGTCCATCTTCGACCGCAAAAAACCGCTGGCGGAGAACACACTTAAGCGGATCGCGCGCGGCATACAGCGCTTTGTTATCGATAGCGCGTCGCCGTTCATCGTTAAGTGCAACCACACGACGACCAAAGGGAAATACGACTGTTTCCGTGGGCAGGCGCTGAGAGAGCCTCTGCAGACCATTACGAAAACCCACGGTTACGCGTTAGCCGTTCCACACCTGACAAAATTCCGCACTGGTGCCACCGGGCAGCCCGTTACCGAACCAGTCCCGACAGTAACCGCTGGCACATCAAAACGCCCGGGCGGTAATGGGCATGCACTCGGGATCGTTGAGGCTGCACTGACACCCTTCCTGGCGGGTAATGGTGGTAGTGAATACCAGGCTAAACCGCGCCCGCTGGATAAACCCGCTCACACCATTCTGAAGCAATCCCGTGCCTGTCTGGTTGCGCCAGTGATAGCCCGCCAGTTTGGGGCCAGTGTAGGTCACCGGGCAGACGAACCGAGCGCCACCATTACAGCTGGTGGTGGCGGTAAATCGCAATTGGTGGGCGCGTTCCTGGCGAAACACTACGGCGGTAACTATACGGGACCGGGTGTCAGTATGGATGAACCCGCGCATTCAGTGACCACTGTCGACCATCATGCAGTAGTTGCCTCTCATCTGGTGAAACTGCGTGGAACATGCCGCGATGGGCAGTGCCTTGATGTGCCTATGCCAACAATCACCGCTGGTGGCCAACACGTGGGTGAGGTACGCACATTTCTCGAGACGTATTGCGGGGAAAGTGACGATGAATGGCTGGTAACGATCGATGGGGTTAAATACCAGATCGTTGATATCGGAATGCGCATGTTGCAGCCGCATGAACTCTACAAAGCGCAGGGTTTCCCGGATGGATACGTTATTGATCAGGACTACCGTGGAAATCGCTATGCAAAAGATAAGCAGGTAGCCCGCTGCGGTAATGCGGTACCACCACCATTCGCCAGGGCGCTGGTGGAGGCAAATCTTCCGGAACTGTGTGCAGTGCAACAACAGGAGGTGGCATGAAACTTGTGCTCCCGTTCCCTCCGAGCGTGAACACTTACTGGCGCGCCCCTAACAAGGGGCCGCTGGCCGGCCGTCACCTCATTAGCGCTGATGGCCGTAAATACCAGAGCGCTGCCTGCGTGGCGATCATTGAGCAATTACGACGTCTCCCGAAGCCATCGACTGAACTGGCAGCGGTAGAAATCACTCTGTACCCGCCGGATGCGCGCCGCCGGGATATCGATAATTACAACAAAGCCCTGTTTGACGCGCTGACGCATGCGGGTGTCTGGGAAGACGACAGCCAGATTAAGCGCATGCTGGTGGAATGGGGACCGATAGTACCGAAGGGAAAAGTTGAGATAACCATAACGGCATATAAAAAAGAGGTGGTTATATGTCCAGCTGTGGGTTGAATATTGGTCGTTATGGCAGTAATGTCGGAAAGTGCAAGCGAAACGGGCGTGCAGGCCCTTCGCAACAATCAGAGTATGGAGAGAATATGAGCAATCATCATGTTATGGGCACCGCTACGCCCAAAAATAGCACTTCATCAGTAATTTCCGTTAATCACTCATCGGTGCCGGTGATCACTTATCGCAATCAACGCGTAGTGACTACGGAATCTTTAGCAAGCGGCTACGGTACAACAGCGCAAAACATCACGAATAACTTTAACCGCAATAAAATGCGTTTTGTTGAGGGTAAGCATTACTTTCGAATTGAGGGTGATGAAGTCGAAAATTTGCGCAACTCTTTCAGCAGTGTGCAAATATCATCAAAGGCTCGCAGCCTTTATCTCTGGACTGAGCGCGGCGCCTCCCGCCACGCAAAAATGCTTGAAACCGAATTAGCCTGGGACTTCTTTGAACAGCTTGAAGATCATTACTTCAATCTTCGTGAGGTCCACGGTGTCATGCTGCCGAATATGTCTGATCCAATAACCCTGGCGCGTGCGTGGGCGGATGCCATGGAGGCAAAGCAGCAAGCTGAGGCGCTTACCCACCAGCAAGCCGAATATATCGAGCATCTCGAGAGCCTCTTCACTGATGGGCTTTCCCCGGTACAGTTCTGTAAACGTCTGAATGGTGTTAATACCTCAAAAATTAGCGCCTGGCTTGTTTCGATGAACTGGCTATATGACGACAATCCGGAAGGACGCAGCGCACAATGGCGTGTCCGGTCATACGCGCGTGACAAATACCTCACTGAGAAAAGCAGCAAAGTCTCTCCAAATTCAGCAGTCAGCTTTACCACCTATCAGCCGGTTCTGCTTCGGGAAGGGGCCACCTGGATATACAAAAACTATCTGAAAGGGAAGCTTCCGATGAAGGTGACCTGGAACGGGAGTTTCACCCACGATAAAGAACTGACTGGTGGCGACAATTGAGGGCATTACTCACACCTGAAATAGCCCCTCGTATGGGGGTTGTGTTGTTTCGTCCAGGTGCGGAACTGATGCACCTCTTCATGCGTGGTCGCGTTCTGCTTGAGCCTGAACCAGAAGAAATGGCGTCATTCAGTACCGGGGCTGTTCCGGCAGCCATTCAGCCGCTGGCTGATGATCCGGTAATGCGGCAGGTCTTCGAGAATGAACGGGTTATACAACGTGCCGGTGGGCTTTCTTCCCTTGAGCAGTGGCTGAGTTCACGGTTTGAATGCCAGTGGCCCCATTCATCGTGGCACGACAAGAACTTCACAATTATGCGGCACGAGCCAGGAAGCATTCGCCTGTGCTGGCATTGCGATCACATCCTGTCCGGGCAACATACCGAGCAGCTTGCAGATATAGCGGCAGGAAACCTGGTATCCTGGATTCTGGAAGTCATTCGTCGCGATTCTGGTTTTCCCGAGTCGCATATCCTGACGTTACCGGAACTGTGCTGGTGGATGGTCAGGAACGACCTGGCTGATGTTATACCGGAAAGCGTCGCGCATAAGGGATTACGGCTTCCGGATGAGAAGGTCCGCTCAGTCATGAGGGAAAGCGACATTGTGCCTTCAGTGTCTGCAACCAGCATCGTGCAGGATAAGGCAAAGAAGATCCTCACGCTCTCTATTGATCCGGAGTCGCCAGAGTCTTTCATGCTCAAGCCAAAACGTCGCCGCTGGGTAAATGAGACGTACACCCGCTGGGTTAAAACACAACCCTGTGAGTGTTGCCGACGACCAGCAGATGATCCGCACCATATCGTAGGGCACGGTATGGGTGGTACAGCAACAAAAGCCCATGACCTCTTCGTGATCCCTCTGTGCAGAGAGTGTCACGACGAGCTGCACGCCGATGTACCGGTATTCGAGCAGAAGCATGGTACGCAGCTTGAGCTGCTACTGCGTTTTATGGATCGGGCGCTGGCGATCGGCGTAATTGCGAAAGCTTAAGTGTATGGAGCGCAAAGAAGCATGAATGAACAAGACCTGAATTTTGTAAGAATAGAATTACGCCGCGCGCTACCTGACCTCTCTGGGGGAACAAAAGGGCAGCTTGAGGCTTTCAGTGAACACCCACCAGCAGACAAAAATGCCACCCCGCGCCGTGGAATTCATCTCGTCGAACTCGAAGGAGAGAAGGGGACACGCTTTGTTAACTCGCTTTCCGCGCCACTGTATGTGCTGGAAACACGCAGCCGCCGCAGGCCAATGCCGCCGATAAAAGATGCGGAATTTGAGTCCGCGCCGTGGCGCAGGGCAGTGTCCGCGCTTAGTGGATACCAGCAGGCCTGGTTGCGGTACTGCTACGGTTTTGACCTGAGTTATAAGCACCAGGTGATGATGTGTGAATACGTCTGGAATGCTTATCAGAAATGCCTGGGTGAAACCTCGCTTCAGGATCGCGTAGTCAAGAAGCTGGTCGGCCTGGTATGGCTGGCAGGGCAGGAAATTGCCGCAACCCGAAACAATGAAACCTATAAAGACTACGCTGGTGCAGCGTTGGCCCGCATGGTTAGCGTTGACCGTTCGACATGGTTGCGCGTCTATTCAGGGCACTGGGCTGGGTTAAAGGCCGCTTTTACCCAGCTTGATGAATCTGCGTTGGCCATGGCTCTTGAATACTATGAGGAAGAAGAAGCCCTCAAAGTGGCAGAAATGTGAAGTAAATTTCACTATCTCCTTCAAACGCGCTTGCAAAATGCAACAAAATAAGCCATATTTGAAGCATATTTGATATGTTGCCAAAGTTTTATAAACCCGCCGATGAGCGGGTTTTTATTGGTTGCAACACCGGAAAAGGGTAAAATACACCCATCACCCGTCGGGTGATGCGCGCAGGATGTGCGGTTAGTCTCTATAAAGGTGAAACTATGCACATCTCAGATACTCCACGTTATATTTTGGCTCGCAATCATTCCAATGATGGAATAAAAAACCGTGTGCAGGAAATTCGCATCTCAGGGTATAGCCTTGATGGAATTAACTATTACCATGGTCTGTTTCCTGATACCGGCGTTAGCATCGCGATGACTGAGTATTCTTATCTAAGGACATATGCCACAGCCGAAGAGGCTGGGATGGGCAAGCCAGAGTGGCTCCATTGGCGGCAGCAGGAAGCGCTAGGGTTAAAATAAAACCCATTTGATATTTAAGATTGAATTATTCAAGCCCTGGCATTCGCCGGGGCTTTTTTATTCCCCTCATTCTGAGAGGACTCACAGCAATAAAGAGGGGGCTAAATGTCCGATCCGATTTCCGGTACTGGGCTGGCTGGTGGTGTCCTGA